GTTGTCGTTCTTTAGCAAACCTTACCATCTCCTTTCCATATTCACGTGTGCATTCACGATAAAATCGGCATTTTATCGTACACACTGAACTCCGATAATTCCGTTTATAACAATCAACTTGCATAACTAACCACACATCCTCATTATATCCCTGAACCAGTTTTTCAACTTCATACTCTCATAGTAAACAGCGCCACATTCATATGCTTCCCTTAAATGCTTGAGCCATGGGAGTTGTTTAGCGGCCTTAAAGAGCATGACGTTTGGCTTATGGTCATCTGTAGTAACTGAATAGTAAGCACTACAAGTTGGGTCAACGTTAAGACTGACATAGTACCTCCATTGCACAGGGTCTACCCAGATACCAATATCAGTTCCTTTGTAGTGTAGTGTAAGCCTATACTGTGAGCGTTGGGTTTTTTTCTCAATAAAGTCCTCGTTATCCAAGAGCCATTCATTGTTGACAGCATAATCAAGGTATTCGCTATCAGCGTTTAACTGGTAAAACTCTGTAGCTAGTTTAGCTTGGCGCACCTTTTCGCAGACCACATTCTGCACAAGGATATTCTTGTTCTTTCCAAATCTCTGTATGTCGCCGTTGTACGGTTTATCCAAATGGTAGTAATCGAAGTAAGGATTAGTGATAGATACAGCATTAGATAAGAACAGCACGATCACTCGTGGGTGATCAGTACCAGGACGGGCTATTGACTCGTATAGATCGTTGAAGATACGCACTTCGTCAGTAAGATAACCACCGTTGCCTTTTTTAGCTGTGATGAACTCATCGAAGATGATGACCCTAACATTAGGGAACGAGTCACCTTTAAGAGCCTGGTCTGCACACGACAGCTGCACTGCATATCCCATAACATCGCCATCGCAGTAGAGAGTATTGCTTTCCGCCGAGAGTGTGTGTTCTGGAAACTCGCGCTGAACTGCTTGGAAGATTCGCCCGTGTTTCTGCTTAGTGATCTTTTTCAACTCCTCTTCACGGCGACGCACATAGACGAACTCCCAAGGAATTCCCTTTGTCTTCCATTTAAGGTACTGCTCTATGCAGTATTTCAGTGACCCGTAGGTCTTGCCCGTACCTCGCGGCCCGATAAAGAAGTTGTAAAGGCAGTTGTACGACAGAGGACGCATAATGTCCCAGTAGTCCTCTGATCTTACCATGTCTCCTCCTTTCATACAGAGCGCCCGTGGTGGAGCGAATGCAACACCACGGGCAAATGCGAGCCGCCACACAACGCCAAGTTCACAATCAGTCACGACCAAGGGCTTCCGCAGAATCTTCCATCTGTGACTCGGCTAGCCGCGAGAACAGTCAAGCACTGTGCGCTGCGCTCGCGGCTATCTTACTACTGCTTTGGTGTTATGTCAACCCTGTATTTGTCATCTTCCACAGTGAACATGGGAAGAGGTTGAGTGTTGTCCGCTTCTCCCCGATCACCTCGCGCGTAGGCCCTCCATTGGTCGGGACTGCCATAAAAGACGTTACCATCGACAACCCCTGAATAACCCTTCAACTTGATTGACTCGGAGAACTGCCAGCAGCATAGCAGCCCGTCCACCTTGTTAGTCCACTTGGAGAGGTCTGCGTTCAAGTTTGTGATCTTGACAGGATACCTTGCCACCCATCGGTCGCACTCCTTGTTCACTGTTCCCTGGTCGAAGCGCCAGGCGTTGGCGTACACCCAGCACCATACGCGCGTCTTGTCGTAGACCCGCTGCAGGAACCTGTTCACCCATTCCACGCTCTGATCTTCCTCCCAGTCCAGCACGGGGATGCCCTCGCCGAAGTAGTTCCAGCAGGTGGAGACGAAGAAATCCGCTTCCGAAACCGCGTCGTTGCTCCGCGCGTAGTGGTAGAACCCCCAGGGGAGTCCGGCCTTGCGGCACAGCTGCACCACTCGGTCGCACTCGGGGTTCACATAGGTTCGCCCTTCCGTGGCCTTGGTGATGCAGAACTCCACCTGGGGGAGCTTCGTCGGGTCGATCTTGCCCTGGTGGGAGGACACGTCGATTCCTCGCATGGTTGCCATGAGCGCTCCTAACGGACACCGTAGATAGGCCAAAAAGCGGGCCCGATGTTGAAATAGGTACGGGTGGTATTATCACGCGCACTGTGTGTCATTAGGATAACACCATCAGTTTGGTAGGTGACATACCCAACGGCTTCACCACCAGAGCTGAGGACAGTTGTTTGATTGTATGCTGGGCGGATATTATTCGGAATAGTTCCGATTTTCACATCTCCACCTGTATCGCTCACCTGTGTAATTTTATATCCAGGCAGGAACACGAAGCCGTTTTTCAAATAGTACGTTTTCTTATCCCATTTGCCAAAGTCGCTTGTAAACGAGTTGATGTATCCAGCAGTATTAGCACTACCGAGGACAGAACTAATCATTTTAGAGGCCCATACAGCATAACCATTATTGTTAGGATGCACATTGTCGCTGGTGTAGTACTCATGTCGGCCAAGCAGCCACGTATAGCTGTCCTCGTCCATTTTTACTCGTGGAATAGCAGCCCTGTTGATCTGATCGCAAATCTCTACAGTAGCATCATAGGCAATATATGTGAATAGCGCTTTATCCCAGATCATCGGGATAACATAGATGACAGCATTAGGGAACAAGTCGCTGGCCTTTTTAGCGCAGAGGGTCGCGGCAGCGCCGATTTGCTTCGAGGAAGACCCATGGGATACGTCGGTTGAAGTACCAGGAAGTACAACCATCGCCGTATTCTCGCGCTGTTCCTGAGTCATAGCGTCGTAGGCATTCTGCACCTGGGTGATGTAGGGGGTATTGGAAGTGGTTCCCCAAATCCAACCCGTTGCACCGACGCCGTAATTGAACTCGGTCATGCCCATGGCATTGCAGAATACCGTTGAGACGCGCTTGGTTTTAGGGTCTGCACCTACGCCAGTAGTGAACGAATCTCCAACCCATACGCAGTTTTTACCCTTGTACAGGGAGAGAATGTTCCGCTTATTCACAGCGGCGATTGCAGCGCTCAAATTTTGACGAAGCTCCGTGTCCGCCGCCTGGCGCGCCGTCTCCTCACTCTCGATGCGCTGTTGCAGAGCAGTGTCCGCACTTGCACGGGCAGTGGCCTCGTCTGCGATAGCCGCCATGTTGGCCTTAATACCTTCGGTGTTCTGCGTGATTCGCCCGTCGAAGCGCCGAACCTCCTCGCGGTACGCTTCGATCGGGGCGTTCCAGTTCCCTGTCTCCAGCCAGTACTCAGTGTTGCCGATATCAATGCCAGTCGGCACGTACTGCGTGGACGTGAACGAGTTGCCTTGGTGAAGCACGATGGTGAGCGGCTCGTATCCGCGCGTATCGTTCCACTCGGGAGGATTTGCGAAAACAGGCACGTAGCGCGCTCCTATGTACTCGCGCACTCCGCTGTAATCGGTAGCAGCGGGAGGTGTCTGGTTGTCTGCCATTACTGTTCCTTTCTATTCGGATTGCTTCTTCTCGAATTCCTCGATATGGTCTAGTCTCTGGGCAATTCCATCGAGAGTAGCGTCAACCTTAGTGAGAGTAATTGTAAGGTCTTTGATAGTGCGGTCATAGAAATAGAACATAGCACCACAGGCGACGATAGGAAAACCCACAGTGCTAATTGCCTGAACAATCTCGTTCACTCCTATTCACCTCCTTCGACAACTGGACGAAGGTTCGCTGTCTGAATCGGGCTTCCGTGCGGCTTCTCCGTATCCACCTCTGGAGTCTGGTTCGCAGTATACACTGAGTCAACGTCCCAACGCAAGATCAATCGACCGTAGGTGTCCTCGTTGAAGTTCCACCCAGTATCGAAGATAATATCGTCCCACGACTGTGGAATGTAAGCGACGAAGAACCCTTCCTGATTCAGGCCGAAGAACACCTGTTTGGCAAGGTGCGTGAACACGTATTCCAGGTTGTCCTCAATCCATTGCTCCACCTGGTCTTTGTAGTAATCGTCGAACCCAGAGTCCATGAAGTCCTGGAACAAATCCTTAAGTTTGTTGATTTCTTCCGTATTGAGATTGACTCTCTCCAAAAGGGTGTTCCAGAGTTCCGTTTCCTCGTTGAGTCGGGCCACTACTTTGCAAAGCACCTCGTAGTAAGACAGGGAATCATCATATACCGCGGGAAGTACCGTCTGGCAGAATACGCGCAGAGGGCTGTACCTCTTCTGTAAAAGCGGAATGGACATTCTCACCTCCTAACCGATACCCATGAACAGGTCGGCAAGTTCACGGATAACCATCATATCAATGTTCAAGAACGTCTCGCGGTACTTCTGGAGCATATCGGCCCCAGGAATGTCGTAGCCGTAGTCGTGCTTCTCGCGAGAACCGTCCTCGTTCTTGTCTCGGTCGCCAGTTTCCTTCTTCTTCTCGTCGGCGGTGTTCTTCCCGCTTCCCGTATTAGAGGTAGTCTGGTCTGTGTTGACAGTGCCGTGGTCATATGTCACCGTAGTAGCGTATTGCAAGTTGGAGACGGGGTTGTTCCCAGGGCTGTCCAGCATGCTCATCGGCGTGTCCTGGAACACCTCGCGGTCATCTGTAGTGGTGTCGCTGTTGACCGTGCCGTTCTCTTTTCGAGTCCAATCGTCCGTTTGGTCTCTGGTGTTGTCCACTGTCCAATCATCGGTGTTGTCCACCGTCCACTTCTCGTCGTACTTCATATCTCGCGTGGACAGAGGGTCGAACTCTATCAACTCCGACTTGTAGAGCTGGTTGTAGTACGGCATGATCTCCCACATCTTCATTCGCATGAAGTGGCGGAACAGCTCCAACGTCTCCAGCCCTATCTCCCGCATGAAGTAGTGTCGGATGATCTTGTTGTTAAGAACTTGGCGGTGCGCTTCATCGAAAATCGGGTAATCATCAAGCCCAAGGCTATGGTAGATTTGCGGCCAGTTGGACTCCGTAGGCGGGAGCTTCTGGTCTTTCAACAGCTGCTCTATGGGCCATCTCAGCTGCGTTGTGAACTCGCTCATCTTAGATACCCAATACCTTCCGAATCTTGGCGACCACGCCGCCCTCTCCTTCTTCGGGATAGCCCGCTCCCTCGTTGCCAGCCGAGCCGCTCTGCATACCCTCCACGGGAACGGGCTGCGAGCCGTATCCCTCTGCCTTGACGTAGGTACCGCTGCGGAACGTCACGGAAACGTCGAGACCGAACATCTCGTTTATCTTGTCGCAGGCCTGTTCCCTCGCGTTCAGGCGCGTGAAGCGCGATACCTCTACGTCGCCCATGTTGCTCATCACCTCGTCGGAGATAAGGCGTTCCTTCTTCTCGGTGTTGACGTTCTCCACACCGATATAGGTAAGGGCCTCATTCCAAATCTGGTGCTTTACGGTCTGCAAGTCCTTCGCAACGAAGGGCACTGTCAAGTCCAGAACTTCCATCTCGAAGTTCTGGCTGTCCTTGTACGTCCACAGCCAAAGACGGTTCTCCTCGATCTGCTTCATCATGTTGAGGGCCGTCAGCTTGTTCTGTTCGTTGCCGCGAAGAATCTTAGGTGCCTTCTGGTTGATTACGTTAATGTCGATGGTTCGGTCAAGTTCTGCCAGGCGCTTGGCGTAGAGCATGAGCGACGGCATCATGGGAACGCGAAGGTAGTCGTTGAAGATAAGAACGCTGTCCTCGTCCGTCAACTCCTTGTTGTATCCGTCAGTGGCATAGGCCCTTCGGTCTACGGGGTAGTTGTATATGTTCCACTCTCCGTTTATCATCGTAGGCAGAACAGCGTAGCCCTCTTCGGACACTGCCGTCCCCGCGAGCATCTCGTCCTTGAAGAACACCACCATGCCGTTTTGAAGAAGCCAGTACTCCATCATTCGCTCGTCTACTCCCTCGGGCAGGTCGTGCCACTCGAAGACTGAGATAGCATAGTCCATCAATCGGTACAGGTACATCTGGTACGAAGCGTTGTTCATCCAGTTCCGCTCCACGTCCTGATGAACGTTCTTGTTGTTGATGACGGACTCGGGAGGCACCCCGCCGTCAGGCATATAGAAACCTGTGTACATCGTACCTCCTAGATGATACTGTTGTTCGCCGAATAGTTCCCGACGGCCCCAGTATGCCAGAACGTGATTCCGCTGTCAAGGATGGAGTTGATAGCGGCCATATCCTCCGACGGAACCGAACCCCTCATGCACGCGTTCGAGGTCTTGACGTAGTTCCAGGTTGAGCGGGAGTGGAAGTTGGGCACCTTGACCAGGTCGACTTGGTAACCGTACATCGACATGAACTCATCGGCTATTTGCGCGTACTCGGAGGTTACGGCCACCACGTCCACATTAAAGCCCATCTTGCCCGTGCTGTAGATTCCGTTGCCGCTGGCGCTTCCCCGCACGGTATCGGGCTGTCTCATCATCCTGTCCCATTCGCCCACCTGGTTGGACATACCGTAGGCACCTGCTGCCATGGAAAGCCCTCCCACACCCTCAGATGCTGCGGAAACTCCCCTTCTAGCCGCAGTGCGGGCAGTTGCAGCCGCCACCTTGTCGGCGTTGGCCTGTCCTCCTCTCTTCGCAAGCCAACGTGCGCCAGCGCCCAGAGATTTGGCCGCAGTTCCCACTCCCTTTGCTGCGGGGAACACCATCATGGCCGCGTTGATTCCGAAGGTAAGCGCATTGGACAGGGTGTTCTGGCTGGCCCAGTTCTTGTACGAGCTGAACGGCCATGAGCACTGAACCGCGCACGAGAAGTTGATTCCGGCGTTGTAGTTATGCGCTATTCCCTGGTAATTCTCAGGATAAACGAACACTTCCCCGCTAGGCTCCATTGAGCCGTCGTAACTTATACCGTGTCCTCCACTCCCGAACATTTCAAACAGGAGGTCGGAGGAAGCCCCGTTATTATCACTCAATCGGCAAAAACAATAGGGATAGCAGAACATCTTGTTGTTCTTGGGCGTATAACCGTTCAAAGTAGACGGCCTTGAAACTCCGACTCCTCCGCCGCCAGGTGTCGGGGACGACTGATTGTTAAGCGCTTGCCCTGTATTGGACATCCCACCGCCGCGAACAAACATTTTGGGCACCATGTATACATTGGATATCGCATCGCCAGCCCCAGCTTCCTGCATTCGAGCAAGAAACCTGGAAACAGCGTTGCTCGCTTCTTCGGACAAAAGATCAGCCGCCCAATACTGACAACCATTGTACACACCGCAGTATATTCCACCGTTGACTCCCTTGCTCGTCGGGTCGTTGGGGAACAGCCACGACCCCGCGATCTTAACATCCTCCGCTGACCTTTGGACGATAATGGTCATGGGACCGAAGTCAACGGCATTGCGGCTCATCGTGTAGTACCTCAGCGGCATATCTGGCTCGGGGTTGGTATGAGCGCCTATGGTATCGTCGGAAACGTGCTCCCTTTCAACGAAGCACTCCGTGCGCGTCCAGTCGAACAGCCACGTCTGCATAACGTCAAGCTCCATGACGATTTCAGTAGCGTTCTCATTAATGTAATTGATTCCCACTACGAAGGCATAGAACCACTTGCTCCCATAGTTGCGGTTTTGGAACATACAGTAATTGACGTTGCATACCTTCTCTCGGTTTACCTGAACTTTAACTGAGTTGTTATGCCTAATGTAAGTGTAATCGCTCTCCGTGTACTGCGACAGCATACAGCTTGAGAAGTAGTCGCTCTGCGCACTCTTTGACCCGAACCAGCGAGTGTGCTTGTAGGAATTGTCGAACGGAACATAACCCATTCGGAAGATTCCATTCGGTTGAAAATCTGCCATTTTCTCCTCCATAGAGAAGAGGGCCGCTCATCGACGGCCCTCTAAACGGTTATTGATATATAGGTTTAGGCCTGAACCACGGTGATTTTGGCCGTACCCTTAGTGCCGTTGACGGCAGTGGCCGCTACGGTGATCTCTGAACCCACCGTCTCGTCCTTTCCGACGTGCAGAACGCCGCTCATTGCGTCGATATGCGTTGCCGTGGATGTCTGACCAGTAGCAGACCAGGTGATCTGCTTGTCGTACATACCAGTTCCAGTGACTGCGGCGGTCATCTGTAGGTTGGCCCCCTGGGTTACGTTGGCTTCGGGGGGAGTCACAGCAACAGCGGTAACGGCGCTAGTGTTGCTGGAAACGCAGATCGCGTTGGCGAACGGCGATGCTGAGAAGATGCGCCACACATGGTAGAAATACTGCCAGAACAGACCCTGGCCGTTGTAGTTCTGCGTGAACGTGTCGAACACATCGAACACCATCCACCATTCCTTGTCCACCATGGCGGCGATGACAGCTGCCAGGACTGTCTTCTCCTCATCGGTGAACAGCTCGAAGTTCTCATCGTCCCCGAAGAGTTCCATCAAGCGCACCTCGTCGTGCTCATCGAAGGAATCAACCTCGATGAGATGACCGAGAAAGTCCGTCTTGTCCATGTTGAAGGCGACCGCCAGCACGTCAACGTCGATGAGCGCGCGATTCGCAGCACTGATGATGACGTACAAGTCCTCGCGCGGAGTATGGGTCATCACACCGGAACGGTTGTACTTCGGCGTCATGAAGTCAAGCTGGCCGACAAGCCCACGAATAACGGTCATAACGTCCGAAGCCGTGGCCTTGGTGAGAGCCGCGGTTTCCTCGTTGTAGAACCCTCCGTTGAGCATCTCGCGGCAGATCATGTACTTCATGGTAACGTACTCGTCGTAGCGCATTCCCGTGTAGAGGGAGTCAACGATCTTTGCGATAAGGTCGGTGATGCCGTTCCAGGAGAGGAACGACTGGCGCAACTGGTCATTGGAGATAGTCACCTTGTAGAACTTCTGGAAGTCCATGCTGTGGAAGGCCGCTCGAACGTCTGGAATCTCCCGCTTGTAGACCTCCTTCTCGGCAGTCGCAGGGTCGAACGAGTGCGGCTTGGCAAGGTTGACGAAAATCTCCTCAACCGTCTCGCCGAACTCCAAGCGGCCCTTCTTGAACACAGACCATGGGTTGTCCCACATCTTCGAGGTGATGATAGTCATGCCGATACGGTTCACCAGAGCGGTGAGATACGCATTCTGCATCGCTTCGTACTGCATGACGTACTCGCCGATGGCATGCAGCGCTTCGGTATTGTCCGGCACGGAAATCCGATTTCCCATGTTTAATCCTCTACTTCCTCGACCAGCTCAGCCTTGAGCAGATCGTCCCGCAATGCGGGAGTCTCGTTGATTACCACTTCCAGAACTTCTCGCGGGTCGAGCTTCACCTTGTCGGCGTTGATGACCTCGCTTGTCGGCTTAGTAGGCACCTCAGTCCCCTTTCGTTCGGAACAGTTCCGCGAACGTTGACGCTCGGCCATCCTCGCTCACGTCCCTGTTCTGGTCTTCCTTCATCCTCTGCGGAGAGGTGATAAATGCATCGGCGTATTTGTTGCGCGCATCGCGCCACCCCTGCTCGGCAGTTTCCGCCCTAGTGATGAGCGTGTCGCGCTGCTCGACCAGCCCGTCGCGCTCGGTCACGATCTGATCGTAATCCTCGCGCGCCACAACGTCGCGCACGTCCGCTCCTTCCTCAGGCTCGTCAACCCACACATAGGCCATGGGCGCTCCTTTCTAACTGGCTACGACTTCACAGTTTACCACACCGTGATCGCGTCTGCAATGGTATATAATAGGTGCAAGAATATACGGGAAGAAGTAGTCCGCTATAACATAGCAATCGTGGCAGCCGTTGTCGTACACCTTCTCCCTCACCGTGGCTTCCACGGAGCCGTAGTTGAGATCGCGCACAGTCTCGTATTCCTCCTGGGAATCGACAGTCTCCAACTCTCGCAGGAAAGGCTCAGCTTCGATGCAATATGGCTTGGAGTAAGGGGATGAGCTAGTCGGTTTCGGGTAAATCCACATTTTCATCTTGCGCGGCATCGCTTCCACCTCCTTGAATTTTCTCATGGAGGAAGAGGAACGGCCCGAACTCAAGTTCGTCTATCTTCACCGTTACGCTACAGTTAATATATACATCGCCTTCCTCGAAAGTAGCTTCTGCCGTTACTCGATGCGGATTGCAAAATTCGGTTATGATGTTCTTAATTTTTTTATTCCCATCACCATACACAGCATCTATGTCTGCATATATGGTCTCAAAGAACGAATTGAGTTCACTATTCTTAACCAGATCAGCGGAAACGATATCCAAGATATAATTAATGGACTCCCTTTCCTCGATTGTCTCCATCAACTCATCGGGCGAATACGGTAGCTGGAACTTCTCTGAACCTTTCGTCGCAGCTATATATAGACCGTCTATTTGATTGACGACAGTGTAATCCAACTTCCTGGGGATAAGCTGTTTCAAAACTTCAGCGCTGTAATCGGATATATTGACAGAATAGGGCGTTCCGTCCGCGTACTTTATCGACGGATTGCCCATCTCGTCTATCTCCACAATGTAACTTGTGGGCTCTGACATTGCTCTTCCTTTCTCTAAAATGCCATCTCGGTGAAACACTGCGATGCAACTATAAGCGTCATAACGCATACTGCTATCGCCGCAGTTATGCAGTTCGCTTCATTCATTTTACCTCCTTATCTCCTTAGTTCCCTCGTACAGGACTACACCGCCTGGTACCTTTCTTGCCGTAAGGTTACCCTCGTACACAGTGCCGAACTCGAAGTTCTCCAACGTGACGTTCTCGTGGCATCGGGAGGGAAGCCCCGCCACGTGCACAGTCAGCTCGTCGGCTCCCACCTCGTGCTCCACGTAGGTCTTCGCCCTCAAGAACTTTCCATGGTCAAAAGTCGATTCGTGCTTCCACGCCCCCAGGCGAACAGCGTCCACGTCCAGGCAAGCGGGGATATCCGTTCCTACCAGATGAAGCGAGTCGGTGTCCGCGTAGATGAACCTGTCGTATACCGACTGCGCGGAGGTGATCGTCTTGTACCTGGCGTAAGAGGTTATGAAAACACCGCAGGGCAGGTAAACGCCATCCCTCTGCTCTGGCTCCAAATCCACGTAATGGACTACGCCATCAACCAACACAGGTTTGCGCGATTTTACCGTAGTCCGTGTTGCAAATTTGCCGTACAAGCTGTTCAGCATCAGTTTCGCCAATGAACGAAGCCCACCATTCCCCGATATAGTCGCCTGGTTCTTTATATCCACCCACTTGCATACGTAATCCTGGAACATATGGGGTGATGCGTGGAACATGTACCCTCCGATGAACTCCACATCCCAGACATGGTACTGCTTGTTCATGAGTTCCCAATCGACATTGGTGACAGTGATGCACACACGCCCTTGAGAGTCCTCCACGTACTCCGTCTGCTTGAACATCATGTTTCCCTTCAACTGCAAACATGGAATATGCTCCTTCCTTCCCTTGAAGCTGCAAACCACACAGGCTATCCACAGCGGGTGCCGTTCCGTCGGCTGCGGAACACCGTCGAACCATACAGGTTTTCCATAAGGCAGGAACTGCCCGTCACAAGCCGCCATTACGGAGGGGTACAGGCTGTTCACGTCGAACACTATTCCCTCTCCCACGTCCCTGCCCTGGAACTTGGGGTTCACGTAGGTGAACCCTCCCCGATAGGCCTTGCGGATGAACGCATCCTCTTCCTCCGACAGCAGGGGAAAGACGTTTCTGAACTTCCTGTGACCGCCCAATCTTCTCTTGTAATCGAAGAGTGCATTGCTTCCAGCCGTCATCTTGGTAAGCTTCTGCTCGAAGAACGTCCGCAGAGACTTGGCGACGATGGCAACATCATTAACCAGGTAGGCCCTCTCATCGTCGGTGATCTCGTGGCCTGGCTCTCGGTACTCATCGTAATCTATGCTTCCCTTCCTGATTTCCAAACCATAGGCTTTTGCCATTGCTTCTACCGACAACGGTATAATTTTCAGGGAATCTTGAATAGTCACGTAGCGCGTCTTGGTAAAGTACAGGGTTATCTGGTAAACCTGGTTCATGTCGCTTATCAGTGTTGTGAACGTCCTGTCCGTTGCCTTCTGCTTCGAGTCCACCCAAAGCCACCCGCTCTTGAGCAGATGGTCTATTATGAACACACCATCGAACCCGAGATTGTGAAAGTACCCCTTGCAGTTCGCCGCACATTCCAGCCATTCTATGAACCCTTCTATGCTGTTCCCGTCTGTAATGTACCTGTCATCGTCTATGGAGTAGATTCCGTAAGCCCATACCCTGCAATCTTCGGGGTCTGTCGTGGTCTCGAAGTCGAAGGTGTACGTTCTCATTCAAGATACTTCTCTTCCATCAGTTTCCAAAAATCAATTACCTGCTGCCTACGACCCTTGTACTCCTGACCCCTGATCGTGTAGTTCTGGAAAGAAGTCATATTGGGCGACCCTTGCTCGTACACGAAGTTTAGGGTTGTCACATCGTCGTACATGGGGTTCTCGAAAATCTCCCTCAGTACCATGGGGTTCTCGTCAACGAGACGTTCCAATATGCGGGCCACATCCAACAGCTCCCCGTCATTTCCGAACAGGTCTTGCAGGGTATCGGAATAGCGGATGGCATAGGACGCATCGCTTTCCTCGTACCGCCCGAACTTCCCAAGCCTGTCCAAGGGGTTCTCGAAGTCCTCGTTATACGATACGGGGAGTATGTTCTTTCCAGCGGCCTTCATCGCCAGATCGTAGAGGGGCGAGGTGTCCGTAGTGGTGTCGAAAAGACCAAAAGGGTAAAGCTCTTCAACGACCTTCTTCCTCTTCCTGTTCTCATCGCGAACCCAACGCTTGCGCTCCTGCACGAAGTACTCTGGAACCACCTCGCCAGTCTCCAACGCATGGGGTTTGGTAGACCCTGGCCGCTTGACCTCGTTGAACCGCTGCCATTGCCTTATCATCTTGTTTAGATCGTCAGCTGTCCTGACAGGTGAGTCCAATTCGCGATCTTTGGAAGAGCGGATGATCTCCGCTGCGGACACTGTGGGAGGTTGTCCATCGTACCCGTATCTCTTCCAAGCCCTTCTCAACCTTCGGTTGTAGTTTCGGGCTTCTCGCTTGACTCTCTCAAGTTGGCTTGCAGTCCACTTAATGTAAGGCTTTCTCGATCTCGCCATTTCAAACCCCGTATCTCATCGACGACGTAGAACCCTCGCGTCTCCACCTGGCAGTAAAGCTGGAACACGGCGATCTGCGACACGTCCACCTCGAACTTGAAGCGCTTGCTCATGGAATCGTTCAGCCATGGTATGCGAACTTGCAGCTTGCTGTCAAACGACTCCTTGTGCTTAACGGAGGAGAAGTGGAAGGTGTACTTGCCCCACTGGCTCTTGAACGGGGTGCAGGTGAGGTCGTAGCACACGCCGAAGGGAGTCAACTTAGATTCCCGCATCTTCAAACAACTCCAATCCCCGGAAAACCTCATCTTCCATCTTGTCCTTGACTTCTCCATCGGGAAGCAAATCCATAAGTTCCTTGGCCCTGCGCTTGCGCTCTGAAAGCATCTCCTTTCCAGCCTGGTACTCTGCTTCCTGCTCGACGTCGATTAGCGCCCTGCTATATCCTGCGCGGAAGTACGATGAGCACACCGTGAATATTTTCATGTCCCCAACAATGTTTCCAGCTACTTCTCTAGCTTCCTGATCGTTCAGCCCCCAGTCCCTTGCGGCAGCATAGATATCAGATGAGCACATGATTGAGGGATTGTCCCTCAACGCCTTGATAATCTTCCTTATTCTTACTTTTTTCACAATTTCCTCACTTTCTCACAAACCAGGAAATGGGAGGGCCTAGGCCCTCCCGATCATCTGCTACTCGGCAACGTCCAGCGTGAGCATGGAGCCGTTCTTTACGGTGACCTGCTTCACCGTGAACTCGATAGGCTCGTCCCAGGTAGGCTCGCCGAAAATCTGAATGGCCTTCTTCACGGCGTTGAAGATGCCCATGGAAACGGCTTGGTAGGCCTTCCCCTTGTCATCGATGAGAACGACGCGCGGAGCGCGCTCCATTTCTCCCGTCTCTTCGTTGACCAGCTCGATAGCTTCGACGAGAACGTCCTTCACCTTGATGTTCTTGTTGATGAAGTCTCCCACCTTGTGGTCGGGGTTGTTGCTGGCGTTGTACAACTGCGCCTTGGTCTTTCGGTCGCCGCCCTTGATAGAGCAGTAGGTGCTCGTGCTCTGCTCGGAAAGCTCGGCCGATACGTCCAGGGTCATCATCGCGTTCTCCATTGCGAGAACTCCTTTCTTTCAGTGGGTCGCGCCCGTTGACGCGATTAATTGCCCACGATTCAACGCTCAATCATGATCTGTGATGAGCGCTGAACGTATGCAATCGGCATACTACCCTTTTAATGCGGTAACGCCAGGGATGAGCTGATCGCCGCTCAACGAGGGCTAAGGAGTTAGCCGCTTCGCCCTCCATGAGCAGTGATCTAACCGATCAGTTCATCATTGCCCTGGTCTTCCTCGGCGCTCTTCACGCCGACCACCTGGGCCTGGGATAGGAACTTGTCCAAATCCATGCCGTAGATAGTGACCTCCTTCTCGGCGATATCGATCTCGGCGCCCTTGGGAAGGGCCTTCCCAGTCGCATCGGCGATGGCCTTGCGGGCCATGGTCTTGTCGCAGCGGGTACCCTCTACCTCTGCGGAGGCGATCTTGTCGAGCTTCGGCACACCGTGATCGACGTAGAGCTTGTAGGCGGTGACTTCAAACTTAGTAATGGAGCGGGTAATCATCATGATTGAGTCCTTTCTTCGTGTTCCCGTCGGGAACATTTTACCTGATCTTGAGGGTGCCCGATAATCGGGCACCCATTCGTCCATACTTGTTTCACAGTTTCTTCATACCAACGGCAGACCTCCTAGAAGTCGATTAATCGGCGAACTGGGCAGCAATGGACGGCATAGTCCCGATATCCTCGGCGATAGGCCCATCCGTGCCCTTCCAGGCATCCTGCGGCTTTGATCTTGACGTACTTCCTCCCGTGCCAGAAATGGTCTTTCCTGGCCATTCTGCGGCCCTCGGCGAACTCCTCTTCACCGATTCCCATTATTACCATTACCCTATCACCCTCCATCCGTCGAACTTCATGGTCTCGATGCGCACCTCTGTAGACACAACTTCATCATATTCGAGGAACAGCATTGATCTCACTGTGTTTATACGGTTCGGGTCATGGACGTAGGTAACGGCCACAGTGTGATCGCCCTCATCCTTGCCGTAAACGGCATAAACGGGGCGAACGCAGTTTGATCGAAACATCATGTTTTTTCTCCTTCTGTCGTGATCGTGCAACGTGGGCGGCTATTTCCTCTTTTCTAATACGTATGACGCTCGTACTCGCAAACCCTATTGCTGCAAGTTGAAACCCAAACAAGTTCATTCTTCTCGCTATACCATGGGCGTACGCCCGTATCAAACCCCTCGGCGTAATGGTAACAGTAACTGCCATCCCTGAACGCCCTGCGCATATCCGACGCGCATAGATCAGTGAACGATGTGCAGTCCTGAATGAAGGCATGAACGTGTTTCCACGTAGTCGGCGAGTAATCATAGCGCGGCAACATGAAAATGTTCTCAGAAGTCGCCATCGCGACTATGCTGTTATAGGACTTCAACGCTTTCACACTGTCATAGACATGATAGATTTTCTCGCCGTGACGATTTTCCTCGATAACAACGTCCTTAAGCTCCACCACTTCCGCGGTCATATGGCGCAATTTCATAATCCACCTGCTTCCCATAGCCGCCCACATTGCACGATCAGCACGGCCACCATGATATAGCTCCTTCCGTTTCAGGTGCACACCATGGGCCGCGCTATCCTATGCGCCCATAGCCGCGATGCCGCGGCCACGCCTAAGTTAGTTGAACATATCTGTAATGCAAGTCACCTTATAGGTGTAATCGAACTTGTCAATTTCATACACCACTGAACTAGGTGCCGCCGTCGTGTAGTCATTAACTTCTGAGAAAAAAGCGAAAACATCAAAGCATGCGCCATATTCGCCCTCGACACGAACAACATAAGCCCTATCATATTCAATAAGCGCTTCAATTGCCGACAGCTGCAGCTTAATTTCAGCCAGTTCATCGCTGCCATTGTAAACACCGCTAATAGCGACACTCACGGCCTGATGTACATTATCAGTTTCTAACTTAAACATTTTGCGTCCTTTCAGTAGTTGGTTTACCGCCTACGGACGCATAAGACTAGGCTTAATGTTCTAACGTATACAACTTGCGCAGTATCTTATCCTAGGAAATCATATGTTGTTAGCACGCCTAACCCTCAGATAAGCCCCGCAAGATATGCGATTGTCAAGGAACGACTACTAGCTTTAACGCCGACGCGGTAGCAGCCTAGGCGATCAGTGGCGGAACCCCTCCGCATGCT